GAGTTGAAAAGACAATCTGAATTATTGTCAGGAGAAGTGATCACGACGATGATGCAGGAAATGAATATTTCAACTTTGAAACTAGCAGATGGTTCCGCTGTTGAAGTGAAACCAATCTACGGTGCTTCTATTCCTAAAGCGAAACAGGAAGAAGCATTTAAATGGCTTCGAGATAACGGCCTAGGTGATCTGATTAAAAATCAAATCATTGTTGCTTTTGGTCGTAACGAAGACAACAAGGCAATGGCTTACGCCACCCTTGCTCAGGGTAAAGGATATGAACCTATCCAGAAATTAAAGGTTGAACCTATGACCCTTAAAGCTTTAGTTCGTGAGCGTCTTGAATCTGGAAAAGAGATGCCCACGGAACTATTTAACGTGTTTGCAGGCAACCAAACCAAAATAACAAGGAGCAAATAACCATGAACCAAGAAACAAACGTTCAAGTTAAATCCAATGCTCAACTTCCTGCCAATACATTCGAGCAGGACGCAGGCAAAGGATTGGGTAAACTAACTCAAGAAGATTTAGCTTTACCTTTTTTAAAAATCCTAGGACAGTTATCCCCTGAAGTAAATAAAAGGGATGGTAAATATGTCAAAGGTTCAGAACCAGGAATGATTTTCAATTCTGTTTCTGGAGAGTTATATGATGGTACGAAGGGCATTAGTGTCATTCCGTGCTTTTATAAACTCGAGTACATCGAATGGAAAGACAGAGGAGAAGGATCAGGCGCACCAGTATCAATTCATTCTTCTGCGTCTGACATAATGAGTAAAACAAAAATGGATGCAAACTTTAAAGATAGATTGCCGAATGGTAATTATATTGAAAAGACTGCAAGTCATTTTGTAGTGATTACTCACCCAACAGCTGCGACCGCATTGATTTCTATGAAATCTACTCAATTAAAAATTAGTAGAAAGTGGAACTCAATGATGGCAGGAATAAAGATGAAGGGAAAAAACGGTATGTTTACCCCAGCATCTTTTAGCCATACTTATCAATTAAGAACTGTGCAACAGTCTAATGATAAAGGAACATGGTTTGGCTGGGAGGTACAAAAGATTGGTCCCGTATCAAATACGGAAATGTATCAACAAGCTAAGGCTTTTGCTGAAAATATTTCCAAAGGAAATGTTAAAGCAAAGCATGGTGAAACAGCCCCGAAAGGAGCTGACTCACACTTCTAAGTTTCCACTGGTGGGAAATAGGGCGCCAAGCGGGAGACTTAATGGCGCCCGAGAAAGTTATTGGTATGGATCAAAAGTTTATAGAAATATTTACCGGGTTTAGCGACAACTATGGGCAAGCTGATATGCAGCGCCTTGAGATAGACCCTGTCTCTAAAAAACAAAAGCCCGAATACAGATGGGCGCAAAAAAGAATTACAGATCAAGATTATTTAGATCATTTAAAAGGAACTAAATCAATTGGTATTCAACCTTGTAATGAAAAAAATAAAGCAAGATTCGGAGCCATTGATATTGATCCTACAGAATATCAAGGTTTAGATAGAAAATTTTATTTAGATAAAATTAAAGAATATAATTTACCCCTTATTCCTATTCTTTCTAAAAGTGGAGGACTTCATCTTTATATATTTACAAAAGATTTTATTGCAGCAACCATCATTCGTTCCTTTCTTACCAATTTAATTCCAATATTTAATTTAAAACCAGAGACGGAGGTGTTCCCTAAACAAACAGAACTTGTCAAGGATAGTGAGACAGGTGAAATTAACAAAGGGAACTTTATTAATCTCCCTTATTTTAAAAAAACAGAAAGGAGAGCATTAAATTTAGACGGAACAGAATTTACATTTGAAGAATTTATACAACTCGTTGAAGCAAACTTTGTTGATGCAGAAAGAATAAAAGAAACAGATGATCGCCTAGAGAAAAAAGTTCTAGAAGGATCCAACGCAGAATTTATTGATGGTCCTCCTTGTTTAGCAGCCCTATCCAAAAACAAATTAAGGGATGGCAGAGATAGATTTCTATATAATTATATGGTCTTTGCTAAAAAGAAATATCAAGACAATTGGGAAGAGAGAGTCATGAGTGCTCCTGTCTTATATTTTGAAGATTCAGTTGCTTGGTCTAAACAAAAATTAACTCAAAAAATACGTTCCTGGAAACAACAGTATAAAGGATATACCTGTAATCAGGATCCCATCGCACAACATTGTATGAGAGGACTCTGTGTTAAGAGACCTTTTGGAGTTGCCTCAGATTATCAAGACGCTTATCCTTTATGTGGTAATTTAGAGAAAGTGGATCTTGAACCCGAACCCGAATATAATTTTGATGTTACTCTGACTGACGGACAAAGTGTCAGATCGGTACATTGTAAAACAATCGAACATTTAACCGATCAAAGAAAAAGAAGAAATTCCATAGCCAAGTACGCAGGATTCGTCCCACCTTTACAAAAAGGTGTGGACGACCAGAAGGTACTCGATGCTTTATTCAAAACTCAAAAGGTAATGCCACCACCAATTGGCACAACCCCTAGGGAAAAATTACACGACAATCTTTACCAAAAGATTACAGGACCCGAAGCTAAGAATGATGCATCTTTTAAATCAGGGACGACTCTCATTCAAGAAGGATACGCTTATTTTAAATTCGATATGTTTTATAAAAAATTAAAGAACAGAGGGTGGCGTTATCCAGAAGATAAGACAGGTTCTATGATGTTAAAAATATATAAAGATTGTGAGATAGATTTTTTAGATCAAAAAAGATTTCCAACTAAAGAAAAAGGTAATCATAATAGTCCTACTAAAAATGTGGTGATGATAGCCATTAAGAAATTCGAGAAGATTAAAATCTTTCATAAACTCACTGAGCATAAAAAGGATATTCTGTGATCAGAAAAATATTGGGTCCTCCAGGTACAGGTAAAACAACTAGACTTTTAAAATATGTACAAACCTTTTTAAAACTAGGAACTCCCTTAGAGGCAATAGGATACTTTGCTTTTACTAGGAAAGCTGCCAATGAAGCAAAGGAAAGAATGTTAAAACTTTATCCTCAATATAGTTACCGAGATTTAAAATCTTTTCAAACACTTCATTCCCTCGCTTTTAAAACACTGGGTATGAAAAAAGAAAGTGTCATGCAACCTGAAAACTACGAAGAAGTAGGCAAAGCAGTAGGCATAGAAGTCACCGTTTATAAAGGAGGAACAGAAGAAACAGGATACATTGATTCAGATAGTGAATACTTTAATCTTATTAATACAGCTAGAATTAAAAATCGTACGCTTAAAGAAGAGTATGACACTGATTTATATTCAGATGATTTAGAGTATAATTTTTTAGAAATTATAGAGAAAGAATTAAAAAATTATAAGAACTCTTTCAAACTCAAGGACTATACGGACATGATTGAAGAATTTATTTTGTCTAATTTATGCCCAACTTTTGATGTAGTTTTTATTGATGAAGCCCAAGATCTTTCACCGATTCAATGGAAAATGTACGACTTGTTAAAGAAAAATTCTAAAATAGTTATTCTTGCAGGAGATGATGACCAAGCCATTTATGGATGGGCGGGTGCAGATGTTAAAAGATTCCAGGATGAACCTGCAAAAGAAAAAGTCTTGCCTAAATCTTATCGAGTTCCAATAAAAATTCAACGAATAGCTTATACTATTATATCTCAAATTGAAACTAGAATTCCTAAGGAATGGAAACCTCGAGAGAGTGAAGGACATTGTGAAGAAGTGTATACCATCGATGAACTTGATCTAACACAGGGTCAATGGTTAATACTTGCACGTACAAATTACAAATTAATAAAATTAAAACCCCATTTAATAGAGAGAGGAATTTATTTTGAATATAAAGATAGAAAAAGTTTTAGTGCAAAACTTTATAAAGCCATTCAAGATTTTACAAGATGGACGGATGGAAATCCATTAACACCCGCTGAAATAAAAGATATCTTTGATTATACAGGACATGATTTTACGTTTGATGACGATAAGACTTATGACTGTATGGATTTTGGAATTGATTATGGCGACACTTGGTATGAAACTTTTAATGCTGACCCCGAACAGACTTTATACATTCGGCAAATGTTAAGCAATAAAGAAAAACTTTCTCAGGACGCACGCGTAAAACTTTCAACGATCCACTCAGCCAAAGGGGGTGAAGCGGATAATGTATTATTGATACTTGATAATACAGACAAAATTAGAGAGGCGATTGAAAAGAGTCCTGAGAAAGCTGACGAGGAACATCGTGTCTGGTATGTCGGAGTCACGAGAACTAAACAAAATTTATATATTATGGCAGCAAAGGAGGACAGACTTGGATATGAAATCCAAAGTATACACTAAACAACACGGCGGAAATCATTATTCTAATTTTAAAATTCAGCCGTCGCAATTTATTAACGCCAATAATTTGCCTTTTGCTGAAGGGAATGCTATTAAATATATCTGTAGGCATTCGTACAAAGGAAAGAAGGAAGATTTGAAAAAAGCAATTCACTATATAGAAATGATAATAGAAAGGGATTATGAAGATACCTAAGTTTGAAGCCCAAACAGAATGGGTTAAGCCTACTGAGTTTCCAGACCTAAGACAGGTGGATGAAATTGCAATTGACCTAGAAACAAAAGACCCAGGTTTAAAAGACCGGGGATCAGGTTCTATTATTGGTGAGGGTGAGGTTGTAGGAATTTCAGTAGCAACCACGCATTACAAAGGATATTTCCCCATTGCCCATGAGGGAGGTGGAAACATGGACAAACAAAAAGTATTAGAATGGCTGAAAGATATATTGGGTTCTCCTTCCACAAAAATATTTCACAACGCCATGTATGATGTTTGTTGGTTAAGGGCTATGGGTTTTAAGATTAATGGTGACATTGTATGTACAATGGTAGCTGCAGCCGTCACGGACGAGAACAGATTTCGCTATGATCTCAATAGCTTAGCGTGGCATTACCTTGGCTATGGTAAAAATGAAAAAATTTTAAGAGAAGCCGCCGAAGAATGGGGCATTGATCCTAAAGCTGAAATGTATAAACTTCCTGCAATGCTCGTTGGGGCATACGCCGAAAGAGATGCTCAAGTCACGTTAGAATTATGGCAAGAAATGAAGAAAGAAATTATCAACCAGGATCTAGAAGATATTTTTGATTTGGAAACGGAACTCTTTCCTTGTCTCGTTGATATGAGATTCAAGGGAGTAAGAGTCGAT